CTGGAAGTGGCGGTCCCGAAAGATCGCCCCTGCCGAAAACGCTCCAACGATTTGTCCAACTCGTACGGAAGAGCAAGTACCGTGAGGTATCAGGCTCCCTTTATCCGCAGAGCGTGAGGGCATGCGTAAGTCGCCCCCACGTGGACTCTGTAACTAAAGGCGAGGATGCTCAACATTCTGAGAGAATTTGGACACTGCTGCGCTCCGCGTTGCATCTGAGCATGCCGACTATAACTGCTCTCAACCCGTCGTCGTCACCTCATGCGAGGTCAGCGTACGAAGGGCTACAGCTACTAGCCGAATGGTTCCTGCTCACTGTGACTCATCAAGGACCGCACGCGGCGGCCAATGCCATAAAGGTCTGGGCCACGCATGCACAGATGAACGCGGTAGGAGATACAAGACAGCCAGAGGCAGAAGGACAAGTCCCGCTGCTATCTAGCTTCCTTCGAGGTTCCTTGCGAAGTGCATGGACAAGGCATGCTGCTTGGTGTTTTTCCTCTCTCGGTCGGTCACTGCCGCCCCCACGAATGGGGAACGACGATGCCGAGCTCGAAGAGTGGGCGGAGAGACTTTGGTCCGAAGAACCACCGCCACCAAGCGAAATCCTTGACGACATCTATAACTTTGCCAAAAGCTTGATGTCGTCCCTCTACCAGAAGGACCTGAGACAAAAGGACCGCCTTCCCTTGTTTGGCGGTCTCAAACTTAATGTCTCGGCCTGTCTCGAGCGCAGTAAAGCGAAGGGAGGTACTTATGGTTACTACCGGGACCGTGCACTTGCCGAAGAAATCCGTGCAAGTAAGCAGACCCCTGAGGGAACACACCCGTTCATTGAGGCAGGAGAGCCCGACAAGCCGACCCTGGTCACGGTTTCCCGCGACCTGGCCAACATGTCTTTGGAAGACTTTCTGCGCCCCAATCAGGACCTGGTGCCAATGACGAGCATTCCAGTGCCTGCACGAGGTGAATCCATCAAGGCAGTTCCAGACGAACTGCCGGTAGGTTTGCGAGCCATAGCTCTTGACCGCGTCGTCCAATCGATCGCGGAGGACGATCTGAAGTCCTACCTCTGTGGAGGCAGGACCCCTCTGATGCGTCCCCTCGTGATTAGGGAGCGCGGCCAAAAGAAACGGCTCGCCACTATTTCTGAAGCACCGCTGGTCGTGGCAGGCCAGCGGCTGAATAGTGCCATACTTCGCCTTCTCAAACGGTCCCCGACTGCCAGCTATTCGCTGCGAGGAGAAACGGAAACGCCCAAGAATATCCAAGCTGGGACGCATGGATACTCGTCTCACGAGCAATTTGAATACCTGTCCACAGACCTCAAAGCCGCGTCAGACTTCCTTCATCACAAGGTGAATCAGGCCGTCTGGCGGGCAATTTGGGATGTAATCCACGAGGAGTTCCCAGTGCACTACCAGTGGGTGGGAGATTTACTTGTGTCGGAAATGTCTCTAGATCCGAACACACCAAACCTCCCGGACAAGCTTCAAACATACCTCGGCAAGCCGACCACCAGGGGAGCACTTATGGGGCTCCCTCTGGCTTGGCCGATCTTGACGATCGTGAACGACTGGGCGGCGACGCGAGCGTCGACGAATCCGAAATTTTCTCGCAGTGCACAGCCGGTTTTCGAGACCTGTGGGGATGACATGGCTGCTGCGTGGACAGCACCGATGACGGAGGCGTACTTTGCGAACCTTAAAGTCGCGGGGTTGCGGGTGAACTACACAAAGACCTTTCGGTCAAATAGTGGTCTCATCTTCGTTGAGAAGCTTTTCATACTTTCTCCAAAGATTAAAGTTGAGAAACTTCCACCCCTCCCGACCACGTCTGGAAACCATACGTGGTTTGCCGAAGCAAGCAAAATAAAGGATCCGCAAGACACACTCCACCATCGTCTCATCAGCCGAGTAAAACGACCCACACTGAGCGCGCTTGCCGCAGCGCGCCAGTGGGCACTTGGGTCGCTTTCTGATGAGACCATGCCAGCCTGGGCCACTCTGTCCGGAGCCATCTCGTCCGAGTATGCTGAGTGCACTCCTAGTCAACGAAAGATATTCCTATCTGTCGCTGAGGAGATACACCCACAGACTTTTCGGATTTGGCGTCAGAGTGGCCTTCCCCTCCACTGGCCTCAGCACCTCGGTGGCTGGGGACTCCCGGGTGAACCCGAAGCCCCCTCCTCGTTTAGGAAAGCAGCAGCTGTCATGCTCACGCAAGACAATCCAGAGCTGCTGCTCGCCTTCCAGAGGACCCGGGCCTTGGCTCGGCTCCATGACATACCTAGGAAGATTATCCACCACCTCACGGCGGACGGACAGGCTTTCGGGGTAGGGGCCATGGAACGGACTCGAGAAGAGTATGAAGGTGAAGTTCATCAGCGGGTGACGACTTACTTTCAGGCTCTTATCGACAAGACAAAGTCCGGACCACCAGTGCGCCTTTCGTCGGTAATCTCTCAGACGAAGGGCCTTGTCGAGCAACTTGCGTCCCAGTGGGGTTCTGGGAAGCCAATGAATGCAAAGAAAGCCGTAACTCTCAGTGAATCCAAACTGCTCCAAGCTAAGCAGGTCATTGTGAGGCGGGACCTCGACAGTGCACTACGTAGCCAAGGCGTCTTCGACATCCTCGCCCAAACGTCCCGTGATGGACTTCCGCCGGAACAACGCTTGAGCCTGTTCATTCGAACAAAAGCGCTACAAGCGCCGGCAACGGATAGCCAGCACGGAACGAATGCTAGTACGGCCCGGGTTCGTTCCGAGATTCTGAAGCAACTTGGCCAGTTGCAACTCGGACCAGACCGTTCTAGCACTGTTGAGACTCCAACATATGCCTGGGGGAAATCCCGCAAAGATGCTGCTAGACAACATCTATGTAGGACCCTCCTGCAGCAATCCTCTACGATTCCAGATCTCGAAGAGGGGGTGAGACAGCTTGTTGTAAGCACGACCGATCCCGAGAGACCGGTATGCCGCGACGAAGCTGGTAGATTCTCATCCGGCTGCACAACCGAAGAACGTCGGGAGTGGGACTTCTACAGGACCACTCGGAACTCAGATAAGAGTTCCTCCCTTTGGCAAGGGACCTAGGTTGGTTGAGGCATATGTCGGGTTCCACACATCAGGG